GGCCGCAACAATTTGCACTTCCGCATCTTGAGTACCCGCATATGCAACAAGACTTGCAGTTGCCGATGAAGTATTTTCAACCGTCAGCCCATCAGCCGTCACAGTGCCGGTCACGTCGATGCCTGTGGCGGTGGTTTCTAGCTTCTGCGCATTGTTATGATAAAGTCGAACACTGTCAGCATTACGGCCCCAAAGGAAAAAGTCACCAGAAGCATTTGTCAGCTTTAGGTTACTTGCTCGTATAAACAAGTCTCCAGTTTGGTCGCCACCTTCTGTAATATAGCTATTCGACCCATCATGATAAATCTGCAAGTCAGACCCAGCACCAAACACGGCCTTGGCGTTGTCGCCGAAGTTGATCTGCGCCACCGCCTCAGTGCCGTTGGCGAACGCGCCAAGCTGCCGGGTCAACTCGCGCATCGAGTTATTGACGGCGCTGGGGAGCATGCCCTCCGCAATCGAAATGCCGCCGATGTCGGTGTTGTTGCCGGCGGTGGTGCCGTCGTAATCTGAGAGTTTATCCTTGGACATTTCCTACCTCACGGGGCGGCTGTTCCGGGCGCGTTGAACACGTCCATATTGATGGTGTCGGATGTTGGGACGTTGCTGTTCCTCTGGCATCTTCGCACCTATGTCTTGATGATGTAGTTGAGGATGATGGTCGGCTGCACGTTGTTGTGGGCCGCGCCACCGCCAGCGGCTTCGGTGGAGCCACTTATCAGCCCTGAGTCATTAGAGGTGCCGGATTGCGACCCCTCACTTGGCCCGACATTCCCGCCGCTTGTGCCGTCCACAGTTTTGAGCAAGGCGTTGCTGCTAAGGGTGTGGCTGTGGCTTGGCATCTGCGACGTGGTCAGGGTGTGCGTCTCAGCGCCGCCAGTGGCACCCAGAGTGTCACCGTCCAGACCGCCAGACTGATTGGTCAGCCGGTTGGCGGATGAGCCGCCCATATCATCCTGACCAGCGACAGCGCGCCCGCGCAAGTCTGGCAGGTTGAAGGTTGTCGAGCCGTCGCCAGACCCGTAGGTCGTGCCAATGGCCGAAAACAGTTCGGCATAAGTCGTCCGCGACACAGCCTGACCATATGTCAGCAGCCACCCTGACGGTGCCGACGTGCCAGCGAACGGCATGACCATACCCGACGCAAACGCGGCTGGTATTACTATGCTTGACCAGCCAAGCTGCCCGGAGCCGTCCGTGCTGATCACCTGACCGTTTGTCCCGTCACCGTCCGGCAACGTGAAGGTCGTGGTCGTCGTTACGGCAGCAGGCGCTTGCAGCTTGATTGCGGCGCTTGCGTCGTCATCTACCAGCGACAGGAGGTCAATGCCTGTCGTGCCGTCTGACAGGTCTTTCAGGTGGCTCATGACCTCCCTGATGGCGTTGTTCAAGTCGCTGGGGACCATCACCCCTTCGCTGAGGTTGATGCCGCCCAGAGCCGTGTTGCTTGCCGCTGTGGCGTTATATTCGCGGATGCTGTCGCCTGCGCCCATCTGTATATTCCTTCGTTGCTGCGCTCAGTTTATCACGGCGCGGGGGTTATGGGTATGCCGGCCCGAGGAGGCTTTCGAAAGTCTCCGCAGGCTGCTGAGCAACGCCAGCCGCTGTCATCGGCGCAAGGCCGCGAGCCAGAGGCCGCGCCGAGCCGAGAAGCCCGGTTGTTGCCGCCATAGTTGGGCCACCGCCGTAGATCGTACTCATCAAGGGGATGCCGACTATTCTTGTGGCAGCGCGCACAGGATCAGTCAGGCTCATGACATCAAGCCTGCCAGCAGTGCCGCTGTCGGGGATGGTGCGCCCCATCACTTCCTGCGCCGCAGAAGCAAAAGGTTGCATCGGCATCTCGCCCTTCGCGAACTTTGTCTTGCGGGGGCCGCGCTGTGCGCCCTTCATGCCTCTTAGGAGTTGAGCGGGCGTGAACGTGCCGCCTTGCCCTGTTGCCGCAACCGTGACGGCCTTCTCGACCGGCAGAAGCTGCTTAAATGCCGCGTTTGCGGCGGCAAGCTGCGCCCCAGCATCGGGGTTCTCTTTGATTAGTTGCTGGCGCAGAGCCGATTGAAGCTCGAAGAGCGCGCGGCCAGCGTCCCTGTCAACACTGTTGCCCGATGTCATGAGGCTGATTGCCTCTTCTCCGAGATCGCTTTCCGCCTTTTTTAACGCCTCGCCACTCAGGGTTCCGGTTTCTTTATTGAACCTATCTAGAAGGACGGCTTTTGCCTTGCGCGAAAATGTTTCCTGAGCCGCATCAGTCATGCCCAGCTTGTCCTCGGAGAGAACGCCAATCGCGAACCGCTCCATCGCATCAGACGATACCGACAACTTAGGCAGGACGCGCTGATATGCGTCGCTGACAGCATTGTGCGCGTAAGCAAACGCATCCTGACCTGTCAGGTTCTTCGGCACCTTTACGCCAATCGGCTCAATCGCTTTGTCCATTGCAGAACGGTTGAACGCCTGCATTGCCCTTGTCTCAGCGCCCTTGATGATGTCTCCGTAGAACTGCTGCCCGGCGATACGCTCCTCAAGCGTCCGCGCTGCGCCGCCAAGGCGCTGGCCCGGAGTGAGGGGAATACCCTCACCGAGAAGCTGCTTTGCCTCTGGCGTTGTGCGGCCCGGCAATAGGCGTTGCGCCGCAGCGGACATGCCAGCACCAAGGCCCGCACCAATAGCGGCCTCTGGCGCTCTCTCTATCGGGGTTCCTTCTGCCGCGCCGAAGCCGTACAGACCGCCCTCAATAGCGCCAACCTTTGCCGCCCCGGTCACGCCAAGCCGAGCAAGGCCAGCACCTCCAGCTAGGGCTGTAGGGAGCGCCCCTACGGCCTCAAAGAAAAGGGACATATATGGATGGGCCTCTTGATATTGGCGCATCTCACCACGAATTTTCCCGATTTCCTCGTCATACGACAGGCCGCTGCTGGTGAATTGCGACCGGATAAACGCCTCGGCCTCGTCCGCTGTGCCGAATGTAAGACCTTGCGCGATTTGCCTGCCGATATCGAACGCAACGTCAATGCCAGTGCGCTCCATCGGAGCCGCGTGTTTTTTCTTTTTTGGAAGCTCAGCCATCAGCCCATCTCGTCAGGATCGTAAATCTGGAACTCGTTGACGCCCTCGAAAGCGTTAAAGAACACATCGCCCGGCTTGATCTTGCCGTCGTCAATCATCTTGGTGAAATCTTCGTCAGAGCCAACTCGCTGATAAACAGAGCCTTGTTGCTCGTCGGCGTACTCACCAAACCCGAAGTCGTGGCCCTTGTCTTGAACATACTTATCAAAAATGCTCAGGCGGCGCTTATTGTAGTCCATCACTTGCTTCTGCATTGTCGCGATGACAAGGTTCGCCTCTGGCGTGTTCGCCATTCTCACGGTCGCCTGTTGGAAGAAGTTCATGTCCCTGTCGGACGATGCGCCAGAGCCGGTGACACGCATACGAGGTGTCAAGAAGGCGGCAGCGGCCTCGATGATCTCTTGCTCGGACAAGTCTTTTACTTGCTCGTCATTCAAGAAGCCAAGTTCTCGACCGATCTGTTTCAGCGGCATCAAGGCGGACTGGATACGTCCGGTTTCTGCGCCGCTGCTCAGAAGGTCGATTGCCGTTTGCAGCCGCGCCGCAAGTTCTCTGTCTTGACCGACCTGCTTCTGCATTTCGCCGCGAGTATCAAGCGCTGCCTTGTAAGCAAGTTCCTTCTGCTTGTCGCCGCCCATAAATATTTGAGTTCCGGGCTTTTCCGCTCGCCTCTTCAAGTAATCGTTATATTCAGGTGTGCCGCGAACAAAGCCCATCGCCTCAGCTTCTGCCATAGCTGCCGTGATTTTAGGCTTGGGCTGCAACGCGGCCTCAGCGCGAAGGCGCTCTGTTTCAAGGCGCATGCGGTCAAGCGCCAGTTTCTGCTGTGCCGCCCTTTGAGCCGCCTCAGCCTCCTGCGCGCTACCATAAGCCTGCAAGCCAGCCGCGCCCATCCGCGCCAGTATCTGCCCGGTCGAGGTCGGCACGGGCTGCGGGCCAGCCTGCTCAAGTCCGGTCAGGGCGGCGGACATGATGCCCATACCCGTCGGCGATGTCAGGGGCTGGCGGAAGGCTGTGCCGAGGCGCTGGCCGATAGTGGGTGCCGTAGACGGCGCAGCGGGTGCTGCTCGCATCGCGCCGGGCATCTGACCGGCACGCATCGCAGTCTGTTCCATAGGCATAGGCAAGCGCGACGGAGTGCGCGCCTGAGCGGCAGCGGCGGCAAGCTGGGTCGCGTCCATATAGGGCGGCTTCGGTTGCCCAGCCCTCGGCCCCGCGCCATAAGTCGGATAAGTGCGGCGCTGGACCTGAGAGGTCGGCGCTGCTGGGCGCGCGCCCTGCAAGAATAGGCGTCGCGCCATCTCTGGCGGCATGAAAGCAAGCTGTCCGGGTCTAATCGCCATTATCTACGCTCCTGCAAAACCGGCAAAGCCACCGAGAAGTCCGCCGTATAGCGGGCCAAGCCCCGGTATCTGACCGCCCAACATAGCGCCGCCAAGCGCGCCCGACAGGCCACTCGCCAGCGGGTTGCTGTAGTACGGCGTAATTTGTTGTGTGCCAAGCTGACCGCCCTGAACCGCCGCGAGGTAGTTCGCAAGCGCCGCGCCCGGTGCCTGCTGCTCGAACTGGAACTTCTCGATGTCAGCCGAAAGCTCAGCCTGCTCCTGCGCCTCGCGGGCAGCGCCGATGCCGGCCAGCGTCTCAAGGTCAGCGAAGCCGAACTGGCGCGCCATCGGTGCCTGCTGGATGGCCCGCTGCTGCGCCTCATACGCCATCGGCGCGAGAGCCTCAGCGACAGCCCGCTGCTGGTAGCCGGAGCCGTAGCGCCCGGCCTTGCCAAACTGCGCCTCGACTTGCTCAACCGCAGGGCGGAACGCCGCAGCTTGCAGCGGGTTCGTCCCCATCAGGTTCTGCATCACCACATCCTGAACCGCGCCGATAAATGGCGACCCGGTGATTGCTTGCTGGCGCAAGCCCGACAGGGCCATCTCGGTCTCAGGCGAGAAGCCCACAACCGTCTGGCTGGGGTAGTATTGCATCGGCCCCTGCCCGTAGAGGCGCTTCGCCTCGGAAAGCCCGAACTCCTTGAACGGAGCCGTGGTCGGGTCCGTCATTGTCTGCGTGACCTGCCTCGTCGTGCCGCCGCCTTTACCCATCACTGAAATCCTTCATTAGCACCACCGCGCTCTGCCGGTAGTCTTTAAGTTGTCGAGACCAACCCCTGCGCCCGATGATCTCCATCCCGTCGCACCCTTGCGTCTTGGCCCACGCGGAAAGTGCGACTTCCGCTTCTAATAATTCGTCCAAGTCACCACCCGCAAGCCAAATCCGGCACATCGCCTTCTGCGGGTAGTCCACTATCTCCGTCACTATAGCAGACTTATCCAGCGGAAAGAACTGGGCCTTGCCTTCCTGTATTGACTGCCACACATCCTCGATTGTGTGCGATCCGCCCGCATATTCAAGCGCGTCCTCGATGTAGCGCCGGCAGCGCCGCCAGTGGTCTTCCATACGGTCGTCACCCAATAATAAGGTAGGCGAATGGAGCATCGTGTCCTGAATTGCTGTAGTTGATCACCATAGTGCCGTCGGTGCTTGTGCTGTCGATGTAAGGATTGTGATGCCACGGGTCGTGGTCCACGCCCGTGAAGAACACCAGCGACGACACCGAATATCGCGGTTCATCAACCGTGATCTGCGTGGTGGTCCCCGGAAGCGTCACATACCCGACGCTGTTCAAGCCGCCGTTTATTGTGCGGTTCAGAACCTCGGCGATCTCGCGTGTTGTCGCGGTGATTGGGTTCAGGATACGGAAGTTGGCGGTGCGCTGCTCTATCGTCATCGTCTACCGATGTCCCTCGCCTCAACGTCAATTCCAATCGCCTTACTCCACGCCCCCGACAAAGACATCCGCGCCCTGTGATACCGGCCCTGCGCGCGGAAGGGCGCAAAGTCGCCATCATTCGGCGAGATCGCGCTGGTGAATGTTGGCGTGTCGGATTGCCTGTCCCGCGTGCCAACCGCCAGCGTCACACTGCCGTCCTCATAATACGGGTAGACGCGCGTCACAATCGAGTGCTTCCCGGTTGAAATAGGAGCCTCAGCCGTCTCAATCGTCGCGGTAAGGGGCGCGCCTGTGAAGGCGTAAATCTTATCGCCGTAAGCGCCGCCGAAGAAGTATTGCCCGCCCTTGTAGAAGCGGCTGTCTAGCTGGATGCTGAGGCCATCAACCGTTGCCGACAGATTGTCGAGAGCGTCAACTGTGTAGCCAGACGAAAACATCGGCGAAAGCAGGTCAGCCTCAACCTCCGCCAGCGACCACTTGTTCAGCGTGTAGTTGTAGATAATTATCTTGTCGGGCTGGCCGGACGGCGAGGACGTGGACGTATAAGACCACATCGCGACTTCGTTCAGCGGGTCAACGGACGCGGACATGCGGTCGGCGTAGTTACTGTCGAAATCTTCTATGAAGAACTCGTTCACGCGCTCACTGCCAATCGGCGAGACGCGCTGACCGTCGAACGCATAGAAGCCGTCGGATGACAGGAAAAACACAAGGTTGCCCGCATTGCACACCGAGTTCTTGAAGTTGCACCCGCGCTCCGACACGACCTTGTCGAACTGCCAGATCAGCGGCGGGCCGGTGTAGGTGGCGCGGAAAATGGCGCGCTCGGTCAGGACCGTTGCGTACTCGCCGCCGACCAAGCCGGTGATTTCGCCACTGTCAGGCAAGTCTTGGAAGTCGGACTGATCCGTGCCAGCGACCCACCCATCCACATCGTTGAACCCGGACCACTGGCAGCGATACGGTATGCGCCCCGACCCGCTGTCTACGTTGGCGACCCACACGAAGTCGCGCACGGCTGCAATAAAGTCAGCCTTTGGCGGCGACCCGGCGAGATCTGCGAACACAGAACTCGTGCCTAGCTGGAAGTACTGAAGTTCCTCGCCGATACCGCCTGCGGCGATGACATAGTCGCCGAATTGAATGAAGCGCCAGCGCTCTCCGCCGGTTAGGTCATACCCGCCCGTCTTTTTGATGTCGTCAAGATTGTTTGTGGACGTGTTGTGGAGATACAGCTTGGCGTCGTCACCCGCGAACAGCTTTGTGTTGCCGGAACTGTCCTTCGCCGCGAAGATGCCGCGAATAGTCCCGTCAGCCGCGTTTGAGTATTCGACGAAGCTGTTCATCGAGTGATAGCCAGCCGCTGCTGGCATGACGTTGGTCGCGACAGTCACGCCGGAGTTCATGATGTCGGCCTGATCTGGTAGCCATTCGCCGAACTGTATCACGCAAATCCCCTCGACGGTGTTGCTGGCGGTGTAATCGTGTCGCCGCCATCTTCCAAATGCTGAATGAGAGTGTCGGCCTTGTCTGACAGCTTGCGAAGGTTGGCGTGGTAGCCCGCCACAGCCGCCATCTCGGGGTAGCTGTTGCCCTCGTCGTCGGTCAGGGTGTTGCCAGTCGGCGCATAGATGGCCCCAATCTCGTCCACCCGCACCCAGTTGGTAGCCCGAATGACATCATTGCCATCCTCGTCTTGGCTGATGATGCTGTGCGGATACGCCGTCTCGCTGCCGGTGACATTGCCGTCGTCATCGAAGGTGTCGCGTGTCTCGCTTGGCCCTTTCAGTGCGGTAATCAAAGCGGCCCGGTCGGCTACTTTTATGTACCAGTCAACCTGTGGCGGCGGGGTGTTGTCGAGGTCATCAGTCATTGCACATATTCTTCAGCTTTGTTTCATCATTCATAGCTATCGGAAAGTATTGCAGACGCTTAATATGGCCCGACATAATTCCGCTATCAGAGCCGCCAATTTTACATTGGCTTATGTCAAGCGTATCCACAGACACATCTATGTCGTTTACATGTCCGTCATCATCAAAATCAGTTGCTGTGGCTACAGAGCAAAACGTGTCGCTTGCCCTCTGTTCGTAAGATGCTGCAACAATGTCAAAGTCTGGTGTTATTGTTAAGTTGGTTAGAGAATTAAAATTGCTAGAGTCTCGAACCATTGAGTCTATTGTTGTTGTGCCTTGCAGCCTCAAGCCCCAGCCTGTAGATGTTGCGCCGCCACGGCTGAACCACCAAGGGCCACGACTACCACCACTCTGCGTATCAAACGCAACAACCATAGTGCCTTGGTCTGGCCTGTACTGCTCGAAGGGGTACAGTTCTCGGACGCTTACGTTGTCAAAGCTGACCGTCTGCGGATTGCCAGTGGCGCTTGCGTAGTTTTGCAGTGCAATATAAAGCGTTGCTTGTGTAGACGTGAAGTCTATTGTCTTGGTGCTGACTGCACTTTGAATTGACTCCGCAATCAGATTTACCCCTCCAGAGCCATCATTTGCTTTTGTGACCGCTATTCTGCTGGAATTGGATGTAGTCACGTCTACAGTTAGCCTGTAACGCCGTCCAACAACAGTTGAAATAGCGGCTACAGCGCGAGTGAAATTAGCGGTGTCTTCTTGCAAAATCTGTAGTTCGCCGCTTGAGACAGACAATGTTGGCGGGTCTGATGTTGGGTAAGCAACCCAACCAGTCGTGTCAGTGTCAAAAGTGCCGTTGGTCACCAACTCAGTGCCGCCGGTCGTCGGCCCCATCACCGCGACATCTGCGTTGCGGGTGGCAGTGCTGCCGGTGGTCTGGATGTAGCTGGTGGGGAAGGAGCCTTCTTCTAGCTGCGCACCCCAGACAAAGCATGTGTCTGTGCCAAAGTCGGTAAAGAAAAACCTATGCCGCAACGATGTGCCAGTGTTGGTCGTTGTTGTAACTCGCAGCCTGTACCAGCCGTTGCCAAAATCTTCGACAGAGCCTGATGTGTTGGTAAAGTCACCATCGTCATTTGTGCTGCTTACAGAACCATCTGTAATGTCAAAAACAACTCGTCCACGATTGGTGCTGTTGCCGTCATCAATCGTCAACGTAATGTTTTGTTCATCGCCTGTTTTGGCAAAAAGAGTGGCGGTGTAAGTTTTAGCAGAAGCTGCTTTTGTAAACGAGTCTGACAAAATTGCGTTTGTACTGGTCGCCACAAGTTTTGTGCCTGTGGTAGTGCCATCAGGAGCAAGGACATCATTCCCTGTAACAGTCACCCCAGAGCCACTCCAAGATGCCGCGCTAAAGTCCTCGCTGTCAGTAACAAGATTAGTCCGCGCTTCCTCGATGAGCAGCCCCTTCGGCGTGTTCGTTACAGGGTCGTGGTCGAGCCGTGCCGCATAGACCGCGCTGCCCTCAGTTTTGATGTAGGGGTTGCCGACAGGCAGGGTGGTGTGCTGGGAGAATTGCGCCCCCCAGAGATATATAAATCCACTGCCTGAGCTTGCCCCAAATCTTGGATGCACAGCGCCTGACGCAGGATTGCTAAAAGTAACGCTTAACCGAAACCAATCATTTG